GATATTTTTTATGACGAAGACGGACTTCATTTTGAAGTTGCCTGTACTGGTCTAACTAAGAAAGACATTCAATTAGAAATTGATGGAGATCTTTTAAAAATTATTTATGATAAACCTAATGACGACGAGTTTGATTATAGTGGCTACATCTATAAAGGATTAGCTAAACGATCTTTTAACTTGGGTTATAAGGTAGCAGCAAAATTTGAACTTGAAAGTTTAACAGCAGAAATGAAGAATGGCTTACTTCACATTTTTATTCCAATTGCCGAATCCAAAAAGCCAAAATCAATTAAAATAAAATAAAAGTTTTACCAAAAAAGCGTGTCCTAGCGCAATATTATTCGTATATTCACGTCTAAATAAATAAGTTATATGACAACAAAAAGAAAGTCTATTCAGACTATTACCGACCCTTTGCTAGAACCCTTCTTTATCACTAAAGATGAATACAGTTATACTGTAAAACAAAATGTGACATCTGATGCCTCCCATTTTAGGGCTAAAGGTAAGGCAAAAACCTATGAAAAATCATTATATTATTATGCTAAATTTGAACATGCATTACAAAAAATAGCTACTTTAAAAGCTAGCATGGAAAATTTTGACAGTTTAGAAGAATATATTAACAAATATACAAAAATAAGTACTAACATTAAAAATTATACAGATGGAATTAGAAGCGCTATTTAACGCTGTTATTGTAAAACCAATAGAATCAGAAGAAACTACTGTTGGGAATATTATTGTCCCTGACTTAGGAAAAGAAAAAAATGAAACAGGTATTGTAGTCTCAGTAGGTCCTGGGCAATCAACTTTAACTGGGGATTTTATTCCTACAACTTTAGAAGTTGGAGAAAAAGTAATTTTGCCAACTCAAGGGTTTACTAAACTACCTTATAATGGGGAAGAATATTATGTAGGGCCTGAAAATCAAATCCTTGCAAAAATAAATAAATCAACTAGTATAGGTGAATTATTAGACGAAACAAAAGAAAATTTAACTAAAGAAGAAATTAAAGATTTAACTCATGAGTAAACAAGTAACATTAGGCGGAACCGCTAGAGAAAATTTAGTAAAGGGAATCGATATCCTTGCAGATGCCGTAGTATCAACATTAGGACCAAACGGAAGAAATGTAGTTATTGCTAACGATAATGGTACCCCACAATCAACTAAAGATGGAGTAACTGTTGCAAAATCTATTTCACTATCTAATCCTGAACAAGAATTAGGAGTACAGTTAGTAAAACAAGCTGCTATTAAAACAGCTGAGAAAGCAGGTGATGGAACAACAACCTCTACTTTACTAGCTCGTGAAATGGTAAAAGCAGGACTAAACGCATTAAATAATAATGAAAATGCAGTCCAAATAAAAAGAGATATTGATACTACAGTAAAACAAGTAGTAGAAAATCTTAGAAATAAAATATCAGAAGATATTTCCGGAGAAGAACAATTAGAACAAATAGCAACTATATCAGCAAATAATGATCCAGAAACTGGAAAATTAATTGCTACCGCTATTGATAAAGTAGGAATGGAAGGAGTTGTTCATATAGAAGAATCACGTACAGGTGAAACATATTTAGAAACTGTTGAAGGATTACAGTTTGAAAGAGGTTATAAATCCCCGTATTTTGTCACAAACAACACTACAATGACAGCGACGTTAGATAATCCACTTATTTTAATTGCTGACCAAAAAATAACCCAAGTTAAAGACCTACTCCCAGTTTTAGAAGCAGTATCAAACCAAGGTAAATCTTTACTTATTATAGCCGAAGATATTGATAATGAAGCTTTAGCAACTCTTATTGTAAATAAAATGAGAGGTACAATGAAAGTATGTGCTGTAAAAGCACCTGACTTTGGAGATAGAAGAAAATTAGCTTTAGAAGATATTGCTGTAACAACAGGTGGAATTGTTTTTGATAAACAAAAAGGAATGAAACTAGATAAATTTAGTTGGGAATGGTTCGGTGAAGCAAGAACTGCAACCATAGAAAAAGAACAAACAACCATAGTAGATGGAAAAGGAGGAATTGAGAAAATTGAAGCACGTATTGAAGAATTACAACAACAAGTCGGACAAGCAACAACACCGTTCGAAACAGAAAAACTTCAAGAAAGATTGGCGAAATTCACAGGAGGAGTAGCTATTATTCATGTAGGTGGAAACACTGAAACGGAAATGAAAGAGAAAAAAGATAGAGTAGATGATGCATTACATGCAACAAAAGCAGCTATTGAAGAAGGAATAGTACCCGGAGGTGGAACAGCACTATTATATGCTTCTTCTGGTATAGAAGTTAAATCTACAGGTGCAGCAATCGTAGTAGAAGCATGTAAAAAACCATTTAATCAAATTCTAGTTAATGCAGGGTATGATAATGTTAAAGGACAAATTTTAGCAGATAGTTTGGTTAATTCTGAAAATGATGGTTGGTTAGGATATAATATTAAAACTGATGAAGCCGTTGATATGAAAGAAGCGGGTATTATTGATCCTACCAAAGTAGCTAGAACAGCATTACAAAATGCAGCATCAGTAGCAGGTACTGTCTTATTAACAGAATGTACTGTAGTTAATGAACCTAGTGAGGATAATCAACAACAACAAATAGACCCAATGATGGGTATGATGTAAATTAATAATTAATAAATAAATAAAAAAGAATGACAAAACAAGAAATTTTTGAGATTATTGAAGAGAACTTCAATATCTTAGCAGCAGAACACGTAGGAACTACTAAAGCAAGTCAAGGACGAGCTAGAAAAGCAGCACAAGCTATTAAACGAGTAATTACAGATTATAAAAAAGCATCTGTGGCTGAGTCAAAATAGTTTCGTATATTATGGCTATAAAGATTGAAGAAAAAAATATCCTAATCGCTCGGAGAGTTCCTCCGGGCGATAAATGGAGATTAGTTGCAAATGAACCAGATGGCCCTATACATAAAACATTAACTGATTGTTTAGAAGCATATATGGTTAAAACAGGTTTTAAAGGTAGTTATAAATTAGAACCCTTAAAGAGTAATTTATACGCAATTGATTCAACAGAGACAGAAGTAATACCAGAACCAGAAAAGAAATATAGTATTTACGGAGAGTATGGAGAATAGTTTATTAGTAGAAAAATATAGACCATCTAAGTTAGAGAATTATGTTGGTAATGAAAATATTAAAAAATCAATATCTAAATATTTAGAACAGAATGATATTTTAAATTTAATATTTTATGGACCCGCTGGTACAGGAAAAACTACTTTGGCAAAACTTTGTGTTCAAAACCTTGATTGCGATCATCTTTATATTAACGCCTCTGATGAAAGAGGTATTGAAACGATTCGTGATAAAGTACAAGGATTTGCGAGCGTTGCTTCTTTTAAACCACTTAAAGTGGTCATTTTGGATGAAGCTGATTTTCTTACTATACAAGCGCAGGCTTCACTCCGTAATATTATTGAAACTTTCTCACGTACGACAAGGTTTATTATGACTTGTAATTTTGTAGAGCGTATCATTGATCCTTTACAATCTAGATGTCAAGTACTTAAAATTGTACCTCCAACCAAAAAAGATGTTGCTAAACATTTAAATTGGATATTACAACAAGAGCATATTGAACATGATATAAATGATTTAGTACCTTTAGTTAATCAATATTATCCTGATTTACGTAAATGTATTAATACTATACAATTATCAACTGTAGATGGTGGTGCAAACGATTTATATCTTAAATTAGACCATTCAATATTAGTATCATCAAATTATATAGATAAAGTTATTACTGAATTATCTAAAGGTAATAAAGTATCATCATTTAATACTATACGTCAAATTATAGCAGATGCTAATGTAGATGATTTTGATGAGTTATTTAGAGCACTTTACGATCGTTCATCTGAATATTATAAAGATAAAGAAGGTACAGCAGTATTAGCAATAAACGAACACCAATATAAAGCAAATTTCCGTATTGACAAGGAAATAAATATAATGTCATTAATTCAAACTTTAATAAAATTTAAATAATTATGCAACAGCAACAACAAGGTCCACCTATTGATTTAAAAAACACAACATCCATTGAAAATTTTGATGGGGGTATTTTATTTAACCAAGGAGTATTATTAAGGACTGTATCCAAATTTGTAATGGGTACAGACGAGGATGCTTTACTCCCAATACCAGTTTTTTATGACCCCTCCACTAAGAAAATTTTAGAATCATCAATTCCAAAAGAATTAAGAGAAGAATATAAAGATCATACTCTTTAATGAAAAATATCTTTGATTGGTTAAAAGCAATTAATAACACCAAACCCCCAGTTGAATCCTTTACAGATAAAGATTGGGAGGTTTGGAATAGTTATATGATACATAGATTTTTATCTATGAATCCTGATTACTTAGAAATTGTAAATTATGTTCAAGATTTTCCTCCACAGGAAAAAAGAATGATTTACAACATATATAAGGAATTTATTCCTAAAAATAATAAATGGAGTAAATATGTTAAATCTAAGGTAAAACAACCTAATAAAGATTTAACAGACCACATTAAAGATTATTTTCAATGTTCAAATAAAGAAGCAAAAGAATATATAAATATATTGGCTACCACAGAAATTAGTCGTATATTAATTAACAGAGGATTAAATAAAAAAGAAATAAAACCCTTATTAAAATGAGTAAATTATATGATATGTTAAATAAATCTGCACAAGCAGATAAAGCCAAAGCTTTATTATCACTTGAGTTATTAGGTAATAAAGCAGTTGGTATAGGAGATCACTCCACAGAAGATTTTTATAAAAATGCTGAAGAAGCTCTAATTATGTTAGTAGATGCTGATGATAGATTATCAACTTTAGCCAAATATTTCAATACTAAAGGATTGCTAAATGGGTAGTTCAGTAACAAAATATTTAGAAGAAAATGAGGGTCATTTTGGTAACAAAATAAAACAAATAGCTATGAGCGATAGAGAAATTATGGATGGAAAATATCCAAGCAAAAAGATCAAAGAATTTATAGATGATGAAACAAATCAAATCATAACTCTTTTTGAAGAAGAATATCCAGCATTAGCAGAAGAATTTCAAAATATACAAGATGAAATGTACGAAATGTTTGCTCGTAAACATATGGATTATGGGCTTAATAACATAGCATTAGGTGGAGATATCGTTAATAATAGCGATGATAAAAAGTTCTCCTTAACTGGGTTAGCTATTAGATTAACCGATAAAATATCGCGTTTAAGAAATTTAATGGTTAATGGTAGAAATTATGTTAAAGGTGAAGGTATGGAAGATACTTTTATAGATATAGCTAATTATGGTATAATTGGTCTTTTAGTAGGCCGTAACAAATGGAAAAAATGAAATATCCTGTAAAAGATTTTAATTGGGGTGGGTCTAATGATTGGTACCGTGAAACCATCTTTAAAGAAATATTTATGATGAAAATCTATGAAAAATATTTTGAAGTAAATGAAGGTGATATCGTTTTTGATGCTGGAGCAAGTATAGGTCCCTTTAGTTTTTCAATAAAAGACCAAAACCCCAAACATATATATTGTGTAGAACCTTCGTTGTCACAAATTGAAGTATTAGAAGATAATCTTTCAACAATACCTCATACAACTATACCCCATGGAATAGGTAAGGAAGATATTTTAGTTGATGATTATGGTTTTGGTGATAATAAAGGAAAAATTGTTATTTCTACAATACCCTTTATGGAAATAGTAAGTAAAAATAATATAAAAAATATTGATTTTTTAAAAACAGATTGTGAGGGAGGAGAGTATGATATATTTTCAATAGAAAATTTATTTTGGATTAAAGAAAACGTAACCAAAATAGCAGGAGAATGGCATCTAGACACCCCAGAATTAAAAACAAAATTTAAATTTTTTAGAGACACATATTTAAGATTATTTCCTAAATATAATGTTAATGCCGTTGATGGGACAGATATTAAATGGAATTTATGGAATGATCGTTTTATAGAGTACTATAATCAAGTAATAATTTATATAGATAATACATAAATTTTGGCAAAAAAACTCCCTAAAATAGTAAAAGAGATTAGAAATAATCCTCCCCCTCCTATTAATTATGCATATCAAAAGAATATATCCTATTCCCAGATGTCTATATTTAGAGGATGTCCTCATAGATGGAAACTTCAGTATAAAGATAAAATTAAAAGATTTACATCTTCAATTCATACTGTATTTGGAACAGCTATGCATGAATCAATGCAATATTATTTAGATTATGCTTATGAAAAATCCTTTGCTGCCGCAGATAGAGAAATAGATCTAAAAGAAGATTTTCAAAGTAGATATATAAGTGAATATGAAGTACAATATAAAAAAAATAATGATTCTCATTTTTCGGATGCGGTTGAAATGAGAGAGTTTTTTGAAGATGGGGTTGCTATTTTAGAATGGTTCAAGAAAAAACGTAGTAAATATTTTAGTAAAAAGGATACATATTTAGTAGGTTGTGAAATACCTATTGTAGTAGCACCAAATAAAATGTTAAATAACGTGTTATACATGGGGTATCTTGATGTTGTAACATATCATGAAGCAACAGAGACATTCAAAATAATCGATATAAAAACAAGTACTGGTGGTTGGAATGATTATGCCAAAAAAGATGAAAATAAACAATTTCAATTATTACTATATAAACAATATTTTTCAGAACAATATGGAATACCTTTAGATAAAATTGAGATTGAGTTTTTTATTCTTAAAAGGAAAGTATTAGATCCTGATGATGAAAAGCTTATGTCACCCTACCAAGCTTATAGAGTACAACAATTTACCCCACCAAGTGGTAAAATTAAACTATCAAGAGCAAAAAATGCTATTAATGATTTTATTAATGAATGTTTCAATTCAAGTGGAAAAATAAAAGAAGCTGATTATCCAAAATCACCTTCTAAATGGAATTGTAACTTTTGTCCTTATGGAGAAGAAAAAGAGTTATGTGGAGCCAAACAACATTTTTCGTAGGTTCACACATACGTATATATAATAAATAATGTTTTAATAAATAAAGACTATGAGTAATTCAAAAAAGATGACACTAACTAGTGTTAAAGTTCAAAGTGATTTATTCGAAAATTTTAAGATTGAATGTGTAAAACGTAAATTTTCATTCCAAAAACTTGCAGACCGTGCTTTGTTTTTGTACCTTACAAATGAAGATTTCCGTAAACAAATAACCAATCAAATAAATATCGAATTATAATTTTATGAATAAAGATTTTAAACATATCCCTAAGGATAAAAGAAAAAAAATATTATTAATTTGTGATGATATTAGAGTACATTCAGGAGTAGCAACAGTAGCAAAGGAAATAGTATGTGGTACTGCTCACCATTTTAATTGGGTCCAAATGGCTGGTGCTATAAAACACCCAGAAAAAGGTAAAAGGTTAGATTTATCCTCAAGTACTAATGATGAAGTAAATATAGAGGATTCATCTGTAATGTTATACCCAACTGATGGTTATGGTGATTCAAGAATATTAAGGGAAATAATTAGCATAGAGAACCCAGATGCTATTATGTTATTTACAGACCCTAGATATTTTACTTACATATTCAATATGGAACAGGAAATTCGTAAAAAAATTCCTATTGCCTATTTAAATATTTGGGATGATTATCCTGCCCCAATGTACAATAAACCATATTATGAGGCTTGTGATTTACTAATGGGTATTTCAAAACAAACAGTAAATATTAATAAAATAGTATTAAAAGACTGTAAAAAAGATAAAATATTTAGATATATCCCTCATGGTAAAGACCCTAATATTTACTTCCCTTTAACTGAAGAAACAGACGAATTTAAGAATTTTAAAAAAGAACTATTTAGAGGTGATAAACCCGAATTTGTAGTCTTATTTAATTCTAGAAATATTCGAAGAAAACAAATCCCCGATACTATATTAGCTTTTAGATCATTTTTAGATTCATTACCCAAAGAAAAAGCTGAAAAATGTAAACTTATATTAAAAACCGAAGTTATTACTGATGCAGGTACTGATTTAGATAAAGTTAGAGAATATATTTTAGGTGAAAATTATTTAGATAATTGTATTATATTAGAAAATAAGTTTTCAGAAAAACAACTAAACTATTTATATAATATAGCGGATGTTCAAATTTTATTAACTTCAAATGAAGGTTGGGGTTTAACTATTACAGAAGCAATGTTAGCAGGAACACCTTATATAGCAAATGTTACAGGAGGGATGCAAGATCAGATGAGATTTATAGATAATGATGGTAAATGGTTTAAACCTGATTCTGATATACCATCTAACCACAGAGGTACATATAAGAAGCATGGGGAATGGGTATTCCCAGTTTACCCCTCAAGTAGATCTATCCAAGGCTCACCTTCAACACCTTATATTTTTGATGATAGATGTAAATGGGAAGATGCTTGTGAAAGAATTAAAGAAATATATAATCTAAGTAGTAAAGAACGTAAAGTTAGAGGTTTAAAAGGTAGAGAATGGGCTTTAAGTGATGAAGCAGGTTTTACCTCTGACCACCAATCAAATAGAGTAATAGAGGCATTTGATGAATTATTTAATACCTTTAAATCCAGAGAAAAATATGAATTAATTAATGCTAATGAATATAAAGGAAATTTTTTAACCCATAAAATAATATATTAATGAATAAACCAAGATTTGTAATTTCATCCCCTTTTGATACCTATAGTGGGTATGGAGCACGTTCACGTGACATTATTAAATCCCTTATAAAAAGTGATAAATATCAAGTTGAATTATTATCACAAAGATGGGGAGATACTTCATGGGGTTTTTGTAAAGAACATCCTGAATGGACCTTTTTACTTAATTACTTAGGTAATAGAGAATGGCAACAAACCCCAGTTGATTATTGGATGCAAATAACTATACCAAATGAATTCCAACCTGTGGGTAAATTTAATATAGGAGTAACAGCAGGTATAGAATCGGATCAAACAAAACCAGAATGGGTTGAAGGGTTAAATAGAATGAATTTAAATTGGGTTTCTTCAAATCATGCAAAGACAGTATTTGAAAATGCTTCATTTGATAAGATTGATAAAAGAACAAACCAAAAATCTGGGGTATTAAAATTAGAGAAACCAATTGAAGTTGTATTTGAGGGTGTTAATTTAGATACTTATAAAACATTAAAACATTCAACTAAGAGTATTGATTTATCTAATATTAAAGAATCATTTTGTTATTTATTTGTAGGACATTGGATGCAAGGAAGCTTTGGGCATGATAGAAAGAATGTAGGTGTTTTAGTAAAAGAATTTTATGAAACTTTTAAAGATATTAAGGGATCTAAACCTGCTCTTATCTTAAAAGCCTCGGTAGGAACTTCTTCTTACATAAGTAGAGAAGAAATTTTAAATAAAATTGCTAAAATTAGACGTAGTATAAAATCTAAAAATTTACCTAATGTCTATCTTTTAAATGGTGATTTTACTGATAAAGAAATGAATGAGTTGTATAACCATTCTAAAGTAAAAGCCATGGTTTCAACTACTAAAGGGGAAGGATTTGGTAGACCCTTATTAGAATTTTGTACTACAGGAAAACCCATTATAGCTTCTGGTTGGTCAGGACATTTAGACTTTTTGAATACGGGTTTTACTACTTTACTTAAAGGTCATTTAGAAAATGTTCATCCTTCTTCTGTTAATAATTGGTTAACAGCTGAGTCAAAATGGTTTCAAGTTGATCCTAAAGATTTAAAAAGTTCTTTAAAGGGAATGTTTAAAAAATATAAAGAATATTCTATAAAGGGTAAAAAACAAAAACAATATGTCAAAACTAATTTTAGTTGGGATAAAATGCATATTTTAATTCATAATATACTAGATGATAAAAATAAAGTACCTGAAATAGCTCAACAAATAGAATTAAATTTACCTAAATTAGATTTACCTAAACTTAAAAAATTATAATTAATATGAATTTCGATGAAATAATAGATTGCCCCAGATCTGGAGGTGACTTATGTTATAAAACAGAAATAAATAAAGATATTACTAATTATTATAGTTTATCTTGTGGTTTTTGGACTAATACTTTAATGTTAGAAGGTTCTGAATTTTATGAAGAACAAGTAAGTGTTTTACCTGAAATTTATAAAGATTTAGCATGGGTTGATATTGAAACTAAGTTAATATGGCTACCCAATATTGTTAATGTTAAAGAAAATGGAATGG